GAACGGCTGACCTATACCGTGTCGCCCCTGGAATCGATTCCGGATGATTTTCCCGTGGCGGACTGGGGGATCTGCATCAACGTCCTCATGACCGTGGATCCCGCGAAGCTGGCGGATATCCTGAAAAACCTCCGGAGAACATGCCGGAACCTGATTGTCGAAGTGTATGACATGTATGACATGCGCCTCGGCAAAAACCGGACGCTGGTTGTCGGCGACGCGCGATGGTGGGCGGACACCCTGGGGGACTACTGGCCCTATATTGAAGCGGTGAATAGCCCGGAGCATCCGAGGCGCTACATCACCATATGCCGGAGCGAGTGATCATATATGAAGAAACTTGACACGGAATGCCTGTCTCCCCTCAAGCTGTTCGAGCGGTTAGTGAAACTGGAAACGGCGGTCGAGGTTGGACGCAAGAAGGACGCCGAGGCCCTTGTGCTGGCAAGGAATATTTTTGAATCTGAGAGAGATCGCACAAGCGAACGGATTGATTACAAGTTCGAGAAGGTCAACGAGTTTCAGAAACGAATGGATAGGCTGGAAGCGACTTTCGCGACAAAAAGTGACCTGAAAGTGACCGACAGGCTCGTGTATGCCGGAGTGGGGATCGTGCTGACCGTGCAGTTTTCCATAGGGATTATTTTTGCCATTAGGCTATGGAAGTGAGCATGATGCAACCGTGGCGGTGAGCGGTATGGACGAATTATATGCAATATTCCAGAGGCAAAACGGGATGAACGGATTTATTATTATCGACGAAACGGACTGGAAGGAAGCGACGCCGGAACAGCGGGACTGGATGATATTCAAAACACTGCGAGTCTTGGATGAGCGTATGCAGAAGCTGGAAAAGCGGCCCGTCGTAGATAAGTGCTTCTCATTCTGCGGTGGCGTGCTCGGCGGATTCTTGGCATTTCTGGGGATGAAATTCGGCGGCGGGAATATACAACCATGACAAAGGTCGTCTATGTCTATGAGAAGAAAGATTACTGCAAGCGAACCGATGCACCTTGTGATCCGGCGAAATGCGGATGCGAAAAGGATACATGTATCTATCTTGTCAGGGGACGGGAGATAACGGATGAACCAAAATAGGAGGGCATTTCTCGATATGATCGCCTTTGCCGAAGGTACGGGGCATCTGGGAGACCGCGGCTACAACGCCATTGTCGGGGGAAAGCTCTTTGACGGCTATGCGGACCATCCCCGGAAGACGGTGCAGATCGCGCCGAAGCTCAAGTCTTCCGCGGCGGGCAGATATCAGATCCTCATGCGGTATTTCGACGTGTACCGGGCATTGCTTGGCCTCCCGGACTTTTCGCCGGAATCTCAGGACAGGATCGCCATTGCAATGATCCGCGAATGCGGGGCCCTCGACGACGTGGACTGCGGGCGCGTCATGCAGGCGGTCAGAAAATGCCGGAGCCGGTGGGCGAGTTTCCCCGGGGCCGGCTATCACCAGAGAGAGCGCGCCATGGAGGATCTTCTCCGCGCCTTTCGTGGAGCGGGAGGAATTATTTGCGAGGAGAGACGTGAGCGAGACAACATTATTAGCAAAAAGTGACATGGAAAACATTCCGCAGGAGATGCTGCCGATGCCCGTATTAAGCGACAATGTAAGGAGCTTTTTCTCGTGGGGCATCAAGACGCATACGCATGGCTGTTACAATCACTTTATGTGGATGATACACCCCGGCATGCTCGCAAGCCAAAACCTGTTATACCAATCACAACCAGTTTCAGACTACACAAAAAACTGCCGGTTGAAATTCTGGTACTGCAAAACATGGACGGAACAAAATAGGCACACGGTTATTAAGCTGATTGAAGATAGGCTCAATCTGCCTTGGTACAAAAGGCTGTATGATCTCCCTGCTATCTTTGGGCAACTATTTTGGCGGGAGATACAATTTCCATATTTACGGATATGCTCCGATTATGGGGAATATATCAGGAATGTCGATGCTGAATATGACTTGCGGCATCCGGATCCAGAGAATGTAAATAAATGGCTGGAAAAAAGAAATGATCGATATGAAGTGTATGGGAGATATGTCCCGGATTAGCAAGGTAAAAGGATTAACACAATGACCTTCAAGCAGCAGATGGCCGACGACCTTGATCTGTTTTACAACACCGACGAATTCGCCGAGGCGGTCACCATCGAATCGGCGGACGGGGACGACGTCTATCATGATATCGCCGTCATATTCGACTTCGGCGACGGGTTTGCGTACCGCGGCGCGGACGATCCCGGCGTGGAAGGCTGGGCGAGGATACGATTGAGCGACCTCGGCGCGATCAAGACGGGATACATCATATACCGCGACGAGGAGAAGTGGCGCCTCCTCGGCGGCGCGGTGCAATCAACGGACGGCCTCGAATGGATCGTCCCCATCAGCAGATACACGGAGTGAGCATGGCGGAATTCTTTGTCGATACAAAAGGCGAATTCGGGTTGGAAGCATGGGGCGCTATGCTGGCGCGTTTTCCGAAACACGCTGAAAGGGCCGTCGCGTCGGGGCTGCGTTCCGAGGGGAGCAGGCTCCAGCGGCTCATCAAACTCTCCATTCAGAGAGGCGGCCCCCCGGGGCAGCCGTGGGTCCCGCTCCATCCCCACACTCATGCGATCATCCTGGCTCGGCAAAGGCAGGCGCGATGGGCGCGACAGGAATCACAGAGTAAGATGGTTGACGGAAAGCGGGTATATAAGAAGGTGCGTGCGGCGACACGCCAGAAATACAGCGGGCATAGGGAAAGCATTGCCACGAATGTCCCTCCTCTCAGAAAGCTTGCCGGGGCGACGCGTTATTATTACGATGATGTCCTCAAGACGGTGAATATCGGTTTTCTTGATGTGAAAAGGCGGTATATTGCCAAGATGCACGCCGCGGGGTTCACGAAGACTGTTGACCGCCGCATGGGCAGGCTTCTTGCGGCCTACGGATTCCCCGTGAAGACAGGGACGGTACTGAGAGTGCCGGCGCGTCCCGTGGTAGGCCCCGTGTTCGATAGGGAAAAGGCAACCATACGCAAAAACATACAGGAAAACACTATTAACAACATCTACCGGTATCTGACCGGGAAGCCGAAGGACTGGGACAAGGCATGAGCGACGCATTGATCAGGGCACAAATCAAAGTCATTCTCGCGGGCGTGAGCGGCATCGGAGAGGTGCATGACTATTTCCGGTACCGGAAGAGCTGGGCGGATTTGCTCGCTCTCATGACGAACACGTCGGGGTCGCCTTCAGTGACGAGGATCAACGGCTGGATGATCGACCGGGAGCACATGGTCACCTCCGACGATGATATCCCCATCGGGAAGATCGAGTACGTCCACCATTACAACTTTCTGGGCGTCTATGAGATCGACGACGCCGCGGGATCCTCGAAGGACTTCCAGACCCTTTTGGACGGTATCTGCACGGCGTTCAAGTCAAACAGGAAGCTGAACGGCACGGCGGACCGTCACGATTTCATTCAGATCAATGCCGTGGGGATCGACGAATACGGCGAAGTATCGTACCACTACGCGGGGCTGTCATTGACGGTCCACGAAAGAGTCAGCAAATAAACCAGGAGGCAAAAAAAACATGGCACAGCAATCAGGAGCAAACGCGGTCATACTGATCGCCACAGAGACCGTATTCAAGACATCGCCGGGAAGCCCCACGGGGGCGCATATTCTTCCCTTCGTGTCGGAATCGGTGCGGCTCAATCGCAACCTTGTATCGAGCAACACCATACGGTCGGACAGGAACCCCCAGGCCCCCGCCAGGGGAAACATGGACGTGTCGGGAGATATTAATTTCGAGTTGTCCCCCCAGTACGGACTGCTCTTCAAGCACATCTTCGGCGGATATGCCGTGGTGGCGGCGTCGCCGTGCTACCAGCACACGTACAAGATCGCCGCCCTTCCGGTGGGCCTCACCATGGAGAAGCAGTTCACCGACCTCGCGTCGGCGAAATACTTCCTCTACAACGGGTGCAAGATCAACGGGTTCCGCATGTCGGGCGCTACGGAAGGCATGATCAACTCTTCCGTCTCGGTCGTTGGGGCGAAGGAAACCGGCGGGGCGGCCACCTTCGAGTCTTCGCCGACGGACAACGGCCACACGCCCTTCGATGGATTCGAGGGATCCATCAGCCAGGGCGGCGCTCCATTGGGGACCGTCACGGCATACGAAATAGCCCTCGAAAACGGCCTCGACGCGAACACCTACGTTGTAGACGGCACGGGGGAACGCTACTCAATCCCCGACGGGAGGGCGAAGGTGACGGGGAAAATCACGGTGCTCTTCGATTCCACGACACTCTACGACCTCGCCGTAGCCCACACGGAAACGAGCCTGGCCATCGCACTATCAAAAGGAACCGGAGACGGCACCACGGGGAACGAGCTCATGACCTTTTCCATGGACGAGTTGATCTTCAGGCCCCAGGCGCCGGTCATCCAGGGCCCGACAGGGCTTCTTGTTGAGCTTCCCTTTGAGGCGTATTACAACAACGACGCCGATGAGTCGGCCCTCCGCATGGTGCTGTTAAGCCCCCTCGCGACGTTCTGAGGAGGCATATGAAACAGAAAGAATACACCATCAACGGGAAACGGTACGTACAGAAGCCTCTGGTACTCGGGCAGATCAGATTATTGATTGCACTGAGTGAGGGGAGGGTATTCAACGATTTTAGCCCATTCGCATTAGTGGCCACATTCAGCGATTGTCTGCCGGAGCTCCTTGCTATCATCTTGACACCAGAAGGAGAGGAGGTTGACACAAAAGACATAAAAAGCATGATGAAAGAATTTAGCAGCATGTATGTTGATACGGCTATGGAGGTGGCCGCCGATTTTTTGTCCTTCAGGCGGAACTTGGCGATTATTTCAAACTTGAAAATATTAGCAGCCAAGCTATCCGAAACGATGGGCGCGATGACCGGAGAGACTGGATCGGAGACGTAGTCAGGGAGCTGTGCCAGGGGGATATCACGAAACGGGAATGGGTCCTGTGGAACGTGACCCTCGAAGATGCGATCGAGTGGTACAGGTACAACATCAAGCGGCGGTACGAAACCGTGGAAATGATCATGAAGCTGTTCGGCGCCGGAACGGAAACGGAAAAGGAAGACAACAAGTTCTGCGCCGCCTGCAAAGCGGCAAAGAAAAACGTCAACTGCGACACATGTAACCGCAAAATAACGGTTGTGAAGAAATAGGGGAGTTGCATGGCGGACAACCAGGTACTCATACAGATCCGGGCGGATGTGGCCGACATCAACGCGAAGCTCGCCGACGTCAAGGGCTATATCGGGAAGATCACCGACGAGTCCAAGAAGATGGGGTCGGAGAGCAAGGCCTCCTGGGCCATGTTTTCCGCGGGGATCGCCTCCGTCACCTATCTTATCGGCACGCTCAAGAATCAGATCATGGGCGCGGCATCCGTCGTTCTTGAATTCGCCCAGGCCTTCGGCGAGCAGGAAGAGGCGGAGAACAAGCTGAAAGCGACCATGGCGGCCCACGGGATCGCAACGAAGGAGCTGGTCGGCTTCTACCAGGAGCTTGCCGCCGAGTTCCAGGGAAAGACGATCTACGGCGACGAGCAGATCATGAACATGGAGCGTATGCTCACCGTGGCCGGCGTCATGCCCTCGAAGATGCGGGACGCCCTCGACGCGACGGTCGCCCTCGCCGCGAGCGGCGCAGACCTGGACGGGGCGACGAAAGCCGTCGCCAGGGCCATGGAGGGCAATTACCGCGCCCTCGGGCAGATCATCCCCGCTTTCCGGAACGCCTCAAAAGAGGGCCTCACGTTCAAGGACGTCCTTTCCAAGATCAAGGAGTATACGGGGAACGTGGCCGCCGCCGAGATGGCGGGCTATCTCGGCCAGGTGAAACAGCTCAAGAACGCCTGGGGCGACGTCCAGGAGGAAATCGGGAAACGGCTCATCCCGACGCTTCTCGAGGGGATGAAGTTCCTGAAAGAGTTTTTTCACGACATGCAGCGCGTGGCCGGGGCGACGACCCTCGCGTGGAAGAAAGAGGAACTGGCCCTGCAGGAGCAGAAGCTCGCCATGCTGAAAAAAGAGGCGGACATGCAGGCGGACATGTCCGACATGCCCCTCGTCTATCAGGCGTCCCTCAACTACACGGAAATGATCGCCCAGCGGACGGAGAAGATAAAGTCCCTCCGGGAAGACATCGCCGCAATCGAGAAGGAGCAGGAGAAAACCGCCGTATCCGGGGACGCAGGATTCGTCAGCCCTACCCTCCCGAAGAAGGAGGACGAGGCGGCAAAGCTCGCGAAGCAGTGGGCGACCATGAAAGAGACCCTCGCCCGCGAGATGAACACCGATTCCCTGGACAAGTTCGACCGGAAGGTATCCGAGATCGTTGTCCGGGCCGCGAAGATGCGGGCCGAATTTGAGAAGATCCCCGGGGCCATGGCGCTTATATCCGCGTGGGAAGAGTCCATGATCGACACGGAGCGCATGGAAAAGTACCTCGACAATGAGCGGAGAGTCACGGAGGAAAAGGAGAAACAGCTCAAGCTCGGGAAAGAGGCCGCCAACGAGGCGTCATTCGAGCGCATACTTGTCCTGGACGAAGAGATCAACGACAGGCGCCGCGAGCGCGAACAGCTTATTATCACCGAAAACGATTATATCAAGGCGCAGATACGCTACTACGAGGAGCTTCTCAAAATAGAGGAAGAAAAGATCGACCTCTCGACGCAGGATTCCCAGGCGTACCAGCAGAGCGTGACCCATATCCACCAGATCGTGCAGAAGCTGAAGGACCTCAACGTCCAGCAGCGGGCATATTCGAACAATCTTGCCGCGGGGTGGGGCAAGGGCTGGGCATCCGCCCTTGAAGGGCTGGACTCCGGATTCAAGCAGATGGAATACACGGCCCGGGAAACGGCGACCGCCATGAGCGACGCCTTCAGCGACCTCTTTTTCGATGTGATCACCGGGAAGACAAAGACCTTTGCCGATTATTTCAAGTCCGTCCTGCAGGCCGTCGCCAGGGCCGTGGCGAACAACCTGGCCCAGTCGACCACCGCGGGGATCGGCGGCTTTTTACAGGGCATCATGTCCTTTGTCGGCGGCAAGGGCGATTTCGGGAGCGGGTCGGGCGGCGAGACCGCGGGCGTTGATACCGACAGCAGTGGAATTATAGAAACATGGCATACCGGCGGCGTTGTAGGCGCCGAACGCGCCCCATACCGCATAGTGCCCCGGTCGTCATTCTCCCATGCTCCGCGGTACCATTCCGGCATCGGCCCCGACGAGAGGCCCGCGATCCTGAAAGACGGCGAAGGGGTGTTCACCCCCGGGCAGATGGCGGCCATAGGAAAAGGCCTCGGCGGGGACACCTACAACATCACCATCGCCGCCGTGGATTCCAAGAGCTTCGAGGACATGGTGAACAGAAACCCCGGCGCCATTGTGACCGTTATCGGGCAGGCGCTGAAAGATAACACGAGCCTGAGGTATTTGATGAAAGACACGGTGAGATAGTTATGGCGGAATTCCCCACAAGCCCGGCTCCGAGTTACCCGCTGATCATCACGCAGGTGTGGAACACGATCATCACGCCCTTCGACAGCGGGGCGGAGCAGAGGCGCTCGAAGATGAGCTTCCCGATATTCGACGTGGAGATGCTCTTCGACCCCATCTCGAAGTCCGAATTGCAGACGCTCTGGGCATTTTACCAGGCGAGGAAGGGCGCCTACGAGGCGTTTTACCTCTATACGATTCCCGTCACGGAAGACTTCGACGCCCTCTATGTCGGCGTCGGTGACGGGGCCACGGACGTGTTCGACCTGCCGGGGAAAACAACGTCGTCGCAGTCCATATACCTCAACAACGCCTTGCAGTCGTCGGGGTATTCCATATTGACCGGCGGAGGTGAGGCAAGCGCCGACAGGGTGGACTTCACCGTCGCGCCCACCGCGGGGGACGTCATCTCCTGCGATTTCACGGGCTACATGCGGATTCACTGCCGTTTCGCGGAAGACAGCATGTCGAAAGAGATGTTCAATTACGTCTGCTACCGGGCGGGGCTGAAGCTGAAGGGGGTGTTCCCATGAGAAACCTTGACGCCAACCTGTCGGCGGAATTCGCGAAATCCGTATTCACCTACTTCCACATGGTGGAGCTGTACCTCACGTCGGGGACCTACCGCTATACGGACTTCCAGTATGAACTCTATTCCGGGGGAAACAAGTATTCGCCGAAAGGCCTCGACATCGGCGCCATCGGCTCGAACCTCGGCCTCGCCATCGACAAAGTCACCTTTGAGCTGGACGACACGGACCTCACGGTCTCCGCCCTCTTCCTCGGCGAAGACGTCCGGTACAAGAGGGCGAGCATCTACAAGGGGGCCATCGACGCCAATTTTGAGATCATCGCCATCGACGAATTCTTCCGGGGCGTCATCGAGAGCTGGGAGCTTCCCGAACCCAGGGCGAAGATCACCGTCGCGAACGAGTTGATCAAGTGGAAGGACAAGACCCTGCGGACGGCCTCGGCGACCTGCCCCTGGGTGTTCAACAAGCCGCCCCATACGAATTTGATCACGGATTGGAAATTAGGTAGCTGCACGTATGACACCTTTACAAACTCGGCAGGGAATGTGACAGCGGCGATCTCTTCCGGCGGGGCTGTCCACGGTCACAGCGAATATTTCTCAGTAACGATGGGCAAGCTCTACCGAATGGATGTCAACGTAACGATAAACTCAGGGCAAGCACCCACATTAGCGTATGGTATCAACGCTGCGCATACGAGCCATGTATACACGGCGGTTCTTGCTGCGGGCATCAACACCTTTCTGTGGCGGGCAGAACATACATTCGAGTACGAATATATATATCCCTCTAACACGCTTGCGGCGAATTGGTCAGCCACATTTGCCATCTACGAAGTAACCGAATGCGCATATATCGGTGCGGAGACCTGGTGCGACCAGAGCTATGCCCGGTGCGTCAACCTGGGCAATTCGGACAATTTCGGCGGGTTCCGCTTTCTGCCTGCCCTCATGGAAAAGGATATCTGGTGGGGGAGGGTGCCGAAATGAAATTTGCGTCGAGAATGAGAAAGTATCTCGGCAAGCCCTTCGTCAAGGGGGGAATCGACGAGCGCGGGTATGACTGCATGGGGCTCATTTATGCGTATTGCCGGGACAACAACACGCCGATCCCCGACAGCTTCGGGGAGATCAACCTCCACAATTACGCGGAATTCTACGTTCAGGACAAGGCCATAGTGGAACAGGCGCTCCGCGAGTATTTCGCGACAATCGGGAGGCATGTGCCCGTACAGTCTGTCGTCGCCGGTGATTTGCTTATCATGCAGGCGGACGCGGGGCTGTTCCCGGCGATCTTCTGCGGGAACGGCAAGTTCATCACGTCATATACCGATGGGGGGGTCAGGGTGTACGAGTTTTCACCCAGGGTGTGGCCTGTCATGGCGAGGAGGATGAGGTGATATGCCGCAAGTAGTGATCGGTATTATAATTGCCGGGGCTTTGACGATCCTGAATGCGATCATCGCCCAGGCGACAAAACAAAAACCGAAGCAGATCGGAGACCAGGCGACGGGGCACCTGACCGACAAGTGCGACAGCCAGGCGCCGATCCCCCTGATCTACGGAAGGGTTCGCGTGGGCATCAACAAGGTCTATGTCGGGACGTGCGGGACGGACAACAAGTACCTCCACATTGTCGGCATCCTTGGCGAGGGCCCCATCAACGGTATCGCGCAGACCGGCGGCGTCGACCAGGTGTTCCTTGACGATGTTCTGTATACGAGCTTCGGGAGCCTCGTATATTATGAGATATTCACCGGCACGCCGAATCAGAGCGTATGCGCGACCCTCCACGCGGCGATCCCCGAATGGAACGATCCCCTCCGCCACACGGCGTATATCTACGTCCGGCTCCAGTACGACCAGGACAAGTTTCAGAAGATCCCCGTCATCACCGTGGAGGTCGAAGGGCTGAAGATTTACAATCCCGGGAGCAACGAGTATCTTACCGACGAGGCGGGCAATCCACTCACCGACGAAGAGGGAAATTTTCTCTTTGACGAGGCGGTAGTGCCCCAATGGGCGTATTCGAACAATTCCGTCCTGTGCGCCCTCGATTACATCACCAGGACAAGCAACCGCGGCGGCGTCGGCATCGGCTATGACAGGCTTGTCGAGACCAGCCTTACGGGAGCGGCCGCGTACTGCGCGTTCAAGGGCTGGACGTGCAACCTGCCCATCAGCGATAATCAGGAATGCGTCGACAACCTCACGGAGATTCTCACGACATTTCGCGGGGCCGTCGTGTATGCGGTGACGCACTTCAAGCTCGTCTATTCCGACCTTGATTTCGAGATGTCGTGCATGTCACTCGACGAAAACGACATCGTCCAGAGCGGGAAGTACAGCACCCTCGTCCCGAAGCAGCCGTCAGTATTCAACTGCGCGAACGCCATCCGTATCAAATATTTGAACAAGGCGAATAAATACATCCTCGACGATTATGTCCTCCCCGATCCTGACGCCATCGCCCAGGCGGGGAGCTACCGGGAAGAAACGGTACAGATCCGCGGCATCGACAATGCGGCGAACGCCATGAAGATGGCGAATTACTACCTCGAAAAGGAACAGATCAACAAGACCATATCCGCCCAGCTTCACGCCAGGTGCTGCGCCCTGGAGGCCCACGACGTCTTTGACGTGACCCACGCCGCCCGCGGATGGGACGGGAAGCTGTTCCGGGTGAGAAACATGTCCGTCGACGGGAACATGAACGTGGCCATCGAGGCTGAAGAGGAAGACGAGGATTTCTACAACGATACCTACGACATGGATACGCACAGCTGGTATGACACGACCCTTCCCCGCCCGTCGGACAGCGTGCGCCAGGTGATCAACGTGTCCCATTCCGAGGAGGTCTACTATCACCGGCAGCGGTCCTTCACCCGCTGGAAGATCAACTTCGACGCCCCCGCGGAAGCCGATTATCCCTGGTGGGATTACGCGGAAATATGGATCAAGATCGGATCCGGCGACTATGTGTACATGACCCAATCGAGAAGCGACTATATTGTCGATCCTGTCCAGGAGGGCGAGACGTACTACTGCAAGATAGTCTCGGTGTCCATATTCGGGACGAAGGAGCCCTTCGCGTCGGCCTACACCATATCACGGTACATGACGGGGAAAACCGATGTGCCGTCAAGCCTGACCGGCGTGACGGGAGTGGCGAGCGGCGATTCCCTTACGCTCTGGGCCGAGCCCGTGGACGATCCCGACATCGAGGGGTATGAGATACGCATCGGCTCGTCATGGGGAGGCGGGTTGCTCTTTGCCTTCACGAAGGCCCCCTATATCCGGATCACCGGCGTGAAGACAGGGGAATTTACCTTTTTCATAGCCGCGAAGGACAACAGCGGGCACTACTCGGAGACCCCCGTGTCATGCACGGTGAACATCCTCGGCCCCGCCGGCTACACCGACAAGAACACCTGGTCGTGGGACTTCTCCACGGGCGACCATAGCAACACGGAGCAGACGACCCACGGGGGGAACAATGTCCTCGGAGGAACCCACACAGGCGGCGTGCTGGCGGGCACCTGGACATCTCCCGAATATGACCTCGGCTCGAAAAAGAAGGTGCGGATCTACGGGGATTTCATCACGGACTTCGCGTCCTCGGCGCTGACATGGGGATCGGTATTCCCCGCCGGGGCGTTATGGTCCGATATCGCGG